ACAACCCTGCCGCAATCTGTGCGCCCGGCACTAAATAACCACCCAGCGCTTCTGTTGCCGCTGTTTTAGCCGCCGCGCCAACAACTCCGCTCGTTGCAAGTGTTGTTGCTCCACCAATACCTTGCACACCAGCGCCAAGCATATCGCCTGATTTATACGACTTGTAAGCGCTATATAACTGTGCCGCACCTGCCGCGCCCTTTACTAAATCACCGACGCTTAGCGAGTCAAAGAACCCCGGATCTTGTAATGATTCCGTTGGTACTACCGCCTCGCCAACACTGCCGTCAACATTGCTACTGACCTGTATCTTTGTAAAACCTTCCGGCACATCTGCACCGCCTATCGGTTGTATTACCTTATCTCCGGTTTGTATAACGCCCGATGATGCTCCACCACCTAGATCAACCATTGCGCCGGAGCCGTCAACCGTTGTCGTTGGAGGAGGAACCGTTCTTTCAATGCCTAACGATCCACCGCCGAGCGCATCGGATAACTTTTTACCCGACTCGGTCAAAACTTCTTCAGTTTTTTCCGCTGGGAAAAAGTAGTTGTAACCCTGTTGCGCCCCAATTAAACCACCGATAGTACCAACGGTTTTGCCGATACCCATCATCTGTTGCGCTCTTGCACCTTGTCTTGCCCGTGCCTGTTGCGCACCCCGGATACCACCTTCGCCGAACGCTTCGGCTTCGGCTTGCTGTCCGCTGTAACCTTGACGGCGCAACTCCATGTACCGCGCTAGCATTTCCTGATAACTTGCCATTATAAAGGTGTCCCAAATCCTACACGTCCACTTCTACCGTAAACTTCTAATCGAAGTTCACCGCCTGCAAATAAACTTTTGCCTACTTTTTGCCGTGCGTAATCGTCGTTTAGTTTGACTTCAAACCTCGGCACGATGGTCGTCAATCCGTGTATCTCGGCGAATCGCTCAAGCATACCTTGCTCTAACGTTTTGGCATTGAATATCGTTTCGTCTGTGTCTGCTAGAAACTTGGTATATTTTCCGTCGTAGTATACCCAAGTAACGGCGCCATCGCTTGCACTGCCGCTTGTGTGGGTTGGAGGAGTCGCCCCAGTAGTGCCACCGGCTGTGGTCGTGTAATAGTTGCCGTTGTAAAAACAATAACTGTTTACGCCAAACGTCGTCGACGCTTTCCACGTTTTCGGCTTAACGGTGCGGTCTGAAACGTATTCAAATATAACTACATCGCCGGAGGATGTTGGTGTCGGGCTTATCAATAGTTGGTTGTCGGTAATACCACGCAATTGAAACTCATCGTATACGGTTGGATTTAGCCCATAACCCTCAATGTCGGCGTATCGCTGTTCACTCATTGCGCCAAGCAAACGCCACCGAGCGGATTGATTCCAAAACGTATCGTAATGGTACTGGCTAAAATCGGCTGGTAAAGCGTACTGTGCTTGACTTGCAACAAACGTGATTGACCCGCTTCGGAACATCTTGTTCCACAGGTACTGATTCGCCATCTCTTGATTGATACGGTTGGCGATAGCGAGTAATTGTTTGCTAGTTGTATCGGTGCTGCCGACAACGGATGCGCCGACGGTATAACCGGCTTCATCCGCCACGGCTTGCACGTTTTCGAGTAATGTCGTCAATTAGCCCCTACGCTTTCTGCGCGACTTCGTTGCCGCCGCAATTTCCTCCTCTATCTTATCAACATTAGATGGGGCTTCCTCTACCTCTTTTTCGTATTTCCAATCTGTGCCTTCGGTAGCGTTGATCCGCGCAATAAGCACCTCCAGCTTGTCCTCCAGCCGCCTGCTTCGTGCGCGCTCGCTTTCAATCGCTGCCTCTAATGCTACGATGCGGTTTGCATCACTCGACGCTGCTTCAAGCCATGTTTTTGCCTTTGCGCAAAACTGTGACAACGTGCCAATGCGTGCCTTTGCCGCATCCGGCGCCTCGGCTAGTTGCTCAATCGTGAAAAAACCGTGATAGTTTAGTTCTTTTGCTGCGCTGGCGGGTAACATAGCCCATTCAACCAGCGGCGTTCCGGTGATACCGGCTTCCGTTCCTGCCTTGAACGCTTCCCACTGTTGTGGATAGTTTGCTTTATCTTGGTTTTCTACCCTGCGAACGGTCTCGTCCATCCCAGGAAACTTGATACTGACGCTTTCAATCTCATCGTACACCGGCATTCCTTCTTGCGCTGACTTCACCGGGTTAAGATTGTACGCGACAAAAAACCGAACGTTCGGCTTTCGTCCGCCTGCGTGATTATTTTGTTGCTCTTCGAATGCGTGATCCCAATTTACCATGATAGTGTTCCTCGCTTGTAGGCGTCATTGCCTACTTACTTATAACACTACCCCTCAATAACGACTAGTGTGTTGATTGCGCCGCCTGAGGTCTGGTATGCAGTGATGGCTCCGGCTGGGATGAATCCGTCGGTAAACTTAAGCACGTTAAGTCCTGCCGTGTTTTTAAGAACGTAACACTTGTTCGTCGCTGTTGCCGCAATACCAGTAAGCGCTTGTCCCTCGAGTCCAATCGCCACATCCGCGCCGCTGTTGTTCTGTATAATCAAACACTTGCGCACTGGATTAGCTGCTAAAATAGTCACACTGGATGATGATGCAACCGTTGGTGTCGTTGTGGTCGTGTTGCCCGCTGAAACTGCCATAATGCCTCAAAAAAAAGAGGGGAGTCGCCTCCCCGTTGGTTAAGTTGCCTTCGTAAACTTCAGATAGAAGAACGATGTACCGTTTGACACTACGACAAAACAGTTAGTGTCGGCGTCGTTGTCCTTTACAACTCCGATAAACCCGCTTCCAACTGTCGCTGGAGCACCAAACGCGGCGGTTAATTCTGCCGCTGTTGGTGTCGTATCGTTTACGTCATCTGTGCTTTGTATCGTTCTAACACCTGCTGCGCTTCCGTCAACAACCGCAACTGCTACGCCGTCGGTAACCTTTGCAGCCAACTGACCCGGCATACCTAGTCCCATCAACTCTGCTGTGCTTGCCATGATAACCCCCTGTTAAATCGGGAGGGGTTGCCCCCTCCCTTTGTACTAGTTAACCGACAAATGCCCAGTTGACTTAACTTCAACCGTACCAGCACCGGTTAAAGTTGTGAGACCAACAACGTTCTTAATAAGCGTTGTCGATGCGTCATCAACTACCCCAGCGGTTGCGGTTGTGTTGAGATTAGTATCAGCGGCGTAGGATGCAGCGGCTTTCACCTTGACTCCGCTTCCTACTCCACCACCACCAATTCCGCCAACCCACACCCAAAGGTACTCGTCGTTTGCTGCTGCTACCTGAGCGATACCAACTTGCAAACTGTTTGATCCAGCGTTTGTAGTTGTAAGCATTGCAGCCTGACCATCGTCGCTTATTACTACTGCGGCATACTGATCAATTGCTCCACTTGCTTGCACGAATATGAAGTCCCCGACCTTAGCACTTCCAACATCGCCAACTACTGCTGGCAATCCTTCGTCTGCGGTTGTGAACGTTTTGGTGTAATTAACACCGAATGATCCTGATCTGCTCATATCTCTACCCCCTTATGCGTAAATAACAGCTTGTAGCGGTGGAGCCGAACAACACAAGTTCGCTTCGAGTACGATGATCGAGAACATAGCGTCCTGATCAACCGGTCGTTGCATGTCTGGCGTTAATGGTTTGAAATCTGCATCTCGAACCATGTCAAACGTCCAGTAATCTGTGTTGAGTAGTCGGCACGAATTAGACTCAAGTACTGCCGAGCCATATCCGCCGTCAAACACGAAATCGACACCGTCATAGTTTAGCAACCTAAACCCAGCTTCACCCTTCTTCTTCGGCGCTTGTATGCGCTGAATAGCTGTGAGCGAGCTGTGCAGATGCTTCCATGCTGTTCTATCGCAAACACCGAGATCCGGCATCTCATCGCCACGCGTGATCTGCGAAATGGTATCTGTGATTGTGTCTTGTACGTTTGACGCAGAAAGTGTCACATTCACCGCAACGTTTCTTGCAAACGTATTAGCCGAACGGTCAATTCCGCCGTATGTACCTGATGATGGTGAAGTTGATACAGCCTTCTTCAATCCGTCAATCTCGAGTCCACCAGCCCCAGTTCCATCGCCACGGATAGAATTGGCAACTGTGTTGCGGAGTCGCTTGGTAGCGGCTTCGATTTTTGCTTCTACTAGGTCGAGAAGTTCAGCCTCGCCACGATTCGCACGTCGCTCACGTCCCGAGATAGAAACGGGCTCATACGCCTGTTTTACCTGGAAGATAAACGCTGTGAGATCGTCAACTGCTGTTAGGTTGAACGAAGAATACCCGCTGTACCAGTTTCCAACGGCTGTGTCGTTGTACATAACTGGTTTGCGAAACTCATATCCACCGCTCTTGCGCTTGACGTTACCCTTTTCTTCTAATGCACGAAGAACAGGATGATGTCCAAGCACAAGATCGGCTATTGCATCACTCTGATCAAAGAGCGTAGCAACTAATGCTTCTTGAATGTTAGCCATTTTTTTACCCCTGTGTTAGAGGCGGCTATAAACCATTCAACCGCCTCCGTAAGTTTTCTCGTATGTCTTTCACTTTCACGTTCGGGGAAGCACTACCGACACTGCCCGAGATGCTCCGGCTTGCGGCTTTCGCCTTTGCCGTTGCTTGTTGTTGTGCTTTTACGTCGCGCGGAGCTAATAGCTTGCGTTCAAGATCCGAAAACACCGGATCGCCCTTCACCACATAGTTGTACGCTGTCTCAAGCACTTCTTGAGAGGAGCGTCCGCCCTGCTGGGTTAAGGCTTGCACAATCGGAGCCATCCTCTCCTCCAACTGCGACGCCGTCTGGCGGTCGGTAGCCGTAAAAAGAGGCTTGGTACTCATGAATCGTTGTACCTCATTAAGCGTGCTAACTGCTACCTCTTTTTGATTCTGTTCATCCATCATCCGTTGGATGCGTTCCTCGGCGATGCGCTCCGCCTCGTCACGGGTAAGATAGTTTGATTGCTGTTGCTCAACTGGCTGATTATACTGCTGGGGTAAATCAAGGTCGAGCAAATCGTCAACCGTGATACCGTAGGTTTGCAGGTACTCAAGCGCTGTTTCACGCGGGTTGCGCCGCATTGCCTGATCCCATTCAACCGAGCGCTCGAGTAGCTGTTGCGGTGATACCCCCAGCCGCTTGTAGTCGTTTTCATACTTCTGATACGTCTGGTACAACGGCTCGGTCTGCTTTTGCAACCGTTCTACTTCTAACCGTCTCTTTTCATACTCTTGCCGGGTTTCTAGCGAACGCCGCGAAAGATAGCCTTGCAACACATGCGCGTTTGCTGAGGTGGGGTTAAGAAACGCCTCGCGCTCCTCTTTGTTCATATCTGACGGTGGCGCTACTGCTTGCGGCGCTTGTGATACTGGCTCGTCCGATTGCTCGTCTTCCGGCTCGTCATCATCCGTATAATCTGTTGGCTCCATCGCGGTATCGGCAACCGATATGCCTTCATCCTCCGCCGAGAAGTTCTCTGCCAAACTTTCGCGTATGTTTAACCCCGTCGGCTCGTTCGTTTCTTCTGTATCATCAACCATTTATTCGCTCCCTCAACTGTTGCATTATCTGTTTGTTCACTGCCTTCTGTTGTTCGTCCGCCCGGCGCTCTGGGTTGTAGCCACGCTCGTATGCGTCGCCCACCTCAACTGCTCCGGCTTCTTTGTATCGCTGGCGTAGCTTTGACTTGCTTGTAAATACTTCGTTGGGGTTTAGCGGGTTGCGTGTTGGCTCCATCTCGTCCTGAATAAACAGGTCACGCGCGTAACGTTCGCGATGCACTTCTTCAATGGGAACAACTTTTTTCTGTTTGTGGCAATACTGATACAGTTTGTATTTAGTCATCGTCGTTTAGCAGGATAGCAAGTAGTAACTGGTCAATAATTCGTTTGTGATACTTCCCTACCCTAGCGTATCCTACTTTGCGCAAATCTTGCAATGCCTGTTTTACCGGCTGCGTTCTGTACTCAACCGGCGCTGCCTTGCCCTGCATCAACTCTTGCAACAACCGTTTCGTTTCTAGTTTGTGTTTCTTGCGCCACCCATGCCGCTCCGGATACCAAACGTCACTCTTATCAACGACTATTGGCGTTGTGACGTACTGCTTCGGATTGAGGAGCAAAAACAGGCTCATCGGTATTTGATAATGTAATTGACTGTTACAAACGGCGGGTTATTTGTGCCGCTTGTCATCTCGGCGTTACCGTCTACACCACCGGTGACCAATCCAATTCGACCGGTAATGCTGTTGTCCGCGTAAGTTCCATCCGCTGTCGTACCCTGCGGAGCTGTTGTGTTGCTACTCCCTCCCCATGCGCTGTAACCGCTGGGACTATTGCTAATGCTTAAATCCGCACCTGCTCCCATTGCGTGATAATGCGCCGGTACTGTGTGTGTGTGATCAATTGCGCCACCTGTATCACCCAGTGAATTACCTGTCCCGCTGGCGGCTTTACCCATCGGGAATCGTTGGCGCAAATCCGGCAAATTGAACGTAGTTGAGCCGTCGCCGTTGCCGTAAGTATCGCCGATAATGCTATATAACGCGGCGTACGTTGTCCGGCTGACCGCTGTTCCATCGCACAATAAATACTTATCGGGAGCCGTTGCGCTGTACCACAACAAACCCGAACCTACTGGCAAGATGTCGGGAACGTCAAAAACTGGCATTAGGTCAACTCCGTTACTCGCATCGCGCCGGTTGGACTACTTTCCCATATTGCATCAACCACACCGGTATATACCGGCTGTGCTAATTCTAGTGTGCTATTGGGCTGTAGCTTATAACTGTATGACGTGGTACTAGCTGTGCCGCCGAGCTTCACATACGCTATCTTATCTGAATCATTCACAAACACCGCTAGTTTGCGGTTTGCATTGCTTGCTAAAACGGTGACACTCGATGCACTTGCGGTTGTGCTTGTAACACTGCTTGTGGATACGGTTTCTGGCTCTACTGGGATCGCGCTTGTAAATGGGTTTGCTTGGCTTGCTAGTGTGACGGAGCCGGTATTGCACGCGGTAACCTTGCCGTCTAGCGTTGATAACGTGCTTTCAGTCGCCGCTCCGGTTGGTAACGATATTGTGCCGGTAATATCTGTAACATTCCACGTCCCGCTTTGCGTAGCCGCAACTGTGCCGTCAACCGTTATGCTCCCGCCGTCGTCGGATATCGGTACTGCGCTTTGATCGCTAGCGATAACCACTGGCAAACTATTTGACATTGTTTCTTGACCTGAAACTCCGTCAATATCACCCAATGCGATAGTAAGAGATCCGCTCGGTGTTACCTTAACGTTAACATAGCCGCCGCCGCCCGCACTTGTTTCGCCGGTAATGACGGAGCGGGTTAGCTTGGCAAGGCTGTAATCGTTTAGCGTTTCTTTTATTGCATACGCATCACTTGTCGTGCCTGCTGCAACGCACGCTGAATATAGCGATAAATCACTTGCGCCGCTGGTCTTCGCAACGTCGATGGTAATCGGCAACTCGGGGTTTTGTATGCTCGGGTTTAACTGGCTGTTCGGTATCTTAATAGTGTGAAACGTAACCCACGCGCCGTCCGGACTAAATACCTCAAACAATATGCTAGCACTGCCAAGCCACGCAAAACGGATGCGGTAAAGATTGCTGTATGTTAGGTTGATCGCCTCTGGGCTTCCGCCCCGAGTAAACAATGACCCAGCCGAACCATCGAGGGGATCGCCGTTCCAACTTGCCCGCGCTGTAGTTGTATCGCTTGCGCCTGTTCTAAGCGTTACGCCGAAACTTGTGCCTTCGTAACCGATAAAAAAACCGTTGTTGGTGTCGTATAATCCTATGCGTTGATAGCTGTTAGCAACGCCGGTCGTAAATGCCGCGGTAAAAAACACATATTGCTCGTGTGCTGGTCTGTATTTACAACTGTAAACGCTGACACCCTTTGCCGCACCTGTTGCGTTTGCGCCTGTTCTGTAACGCGCGTGACCGCCGGTAATCGTAGCACTACCACCGCTGGCGGTTGTGTTTGTGATAACGTCGCTGTTGAACGCCGTAAAAAAACTTATCTCAACTTCGTTGTTTCGGCTCCCAGTGACCGCCGTTCCTAGCACGTCACTTGCAACCGTTGCGGTAATGCCGCTTGCTATCTGACTGTTGATACTTGCGAGCGTTGTTTCTGTCGCAAAATCGGGAACGGTTAGATCCTCGGCTCCCGCACCGCCATAATCAACCGCAACCACCTGTATCTGTTCGCCACCCTTATCAATGGAGCGTACCGGGATGTCGGCGTTGCTACTTACTGGGCTGTTTGAAACGGTAACGTTATCAGCCATCTATCTACTCCTCGATGTTATCGACGGATAGTGTTGTATTGCCCATCTCATCTACGCCAATAGTACCTACTCGGCGGCTTGGCTTTGGTATGATGTTGTTTATCGTCACCGGCTGTTGATTGCTTCCACCTTCCGCCGCCTTCATCTGCGCTTGTAGTAATGTTTGCTGGCTTGCAAACTGCATCCGCATAACTTCTAATTCCTGCTGCTGCGATAACCTACGCTCCTCGAGTAGCTTTTCGGTCTCGCTTAACCGTGTTGCCATGCGCTCAAGTTCTATACGCTGCAGATCGAGTAGTGACTGCATACGATTGTGTTCCTTCTTAATCTCTTGGTCGTTTGCTTTCCCGGCTGCATCGGCTTGCACCTTCATCACGTCAACCTGCAACGCGTTGTTTTTGATCTCTAATTCTTGCTGCTTTAAGAACAGTTCCTGCTGACTTAACGATAGCTTCTCGCGCTCAACCATCGTATCACTGTCTAACTCGTAGCGTTTGAGATCCGCTTTCATTTGCTCCACTTGCATCTGCATCTGCAGTTGCATCATCGCCGGATCGGGCTGCTGTTGCTGACTTGCGGCTTGTTCACGCTGTTGCGCCATCTGTGTGATAGTGCCGAGCGCGTTTTGAAACAACCCTTCCACTTCCTCACCGCCCTTAAACCGCCTGATCAAGTTGGATAATATCGCCATTGAAAACGTTGCAAGCGGCGGATATTGCTCAATCATCGCTTTCATCTGGTCGAAGAAACTGCCGACCACTTGTAGCATTTCCAACCCTTCCGCCTTTTCTTGCGCTTGATCTAACGCGATCATGCTGTCGGAGCTTACTTGTATGCGGTAGCAACGCTCATCGTCATCGCTAATTATTTGATACACCTGCTGTTTAACTTGATCCAGCATCATCGGATCGGGTAGCTGTGGAGCCAGAAAGTTGTCTGCGTCCGCAATCTCAAATATGGTCGCTGGCTCAAACTGCTCGGCAATAATGGTTGTAAGTAAACCGATACCATCGCCAATAAACTTCGCGTACTCGTTCTGCCGTACTATTAGCCCCAGCGATGACCACGACGATTCAAGTCTATTAGCCGTTGCCGTCTTGCGTGGATCGCTTGCGCCACGGAGTAGGTCGCTAACTTTGAGCGTTTCAAACAATTGTGCAATCGCTTTTTGCCGCGCATCTTGCAATACCTGCAACGTGTTGACGTACGGCATGACGTTCAGAAACTCGATGCCACCTGCCAACCCGCCGCGCTGTCGAAGGCTGGTAGCGTTTTGCACTGGTAGCATTTTCAGGTCATCGTTTAGCAACCCTTCGACTTCATCGCCGAGCGTTGCATCATATATACCGTTAGCTCTGACCGCTTGTATTGTGTAGAAGATCCGTGTTGTTAGTCGCTCAACCTCAAGTATCTGATCCTTGACGTGCATGTAATCGGAGGTCGGTATAACTGACTCCGGATCGGTTGAGCTGTTGATCATAACGCACGGAAAGAACCCTTCAAAATCAATCGGCGCTTCCCCTTCCTGCAGTATCGTTTTGTCCCCGTTTAGCTGTACCCAGTACACTTTTTCCGAGCGCTTGCACCACACCTCCCACAACTCTGCTTTACCGTCGTAGGCATGAACCTCGCGCTTGCTTGCACGCTTCATGTCGCCGGGAAAAGCATTGTAAGATAGCCGCTCGGCTGTTTCACTGCCAAACGTCTCGGTTGCCTTCTGCCGAGAAAGATACGCACGCCTAGCAACCCAGTCTATTTCTGACTCGTTTCGGGCGTCGCTAGTTAAGAAGTCGTCGTACTGGATGCACTCGAGAACCGCCTTGTCCTCCCTCTTAACCTCGAGAACCATGCGAGCGGATATGACGCCGTTTTCGCCCGGTGTAAGTTCCAACCCCTCTTGCTCGGTGTCAAATGGCTGTTGATCTGCGTCGATGATGCCGCCGTCGCCGGTTGCAAACAAATCAAACTCGCGCATCTCGGACTCAAACTCCGGCTCATACCGCGCCCATAATATCGCCCTGCCTGTAAGTAAGTACTGTAACGTCGCGTTCTGTGCTACCCGGTCGAAATCGAAATACTCATCTAGTGCGTACTGCGCATTGCGCTCCAGTATCACCGCTCCGGCTTCTGTTGCTAGTGATCCGGTGCGCTTGCGGAGCCTTACCTGTGCCTTCGGCGTCGATGAATAATACGCTGGCATAAGCGTGTTGACGCAATACCACCAAATGTTTAATCGGCGCTTGGTTTCTGTAAGTTCGTGTTTTGCTTTGTATAGTTTGATTGATTCTTTACCGGCATCAAAGAACGGCTGGTGTCTGTCGATAGCCGATTGTATCTGCGCGTTCCAATACCTTGCGTCAAACTTTTGTATGCCCGGGGTTTCGTTCGTATCGTCCATCATATTTTCGGTCGCCTT